CGGCCATCGCCTTCTCGTAGGCCGCGCCCATCTGCTCGTCGGTGATCAGCCCGCGCGCCTGCAGATCCACCAGCTTCGCCCACTCGGCATTCGCCTTATAGAGCGGATCGATGTTCGCCAGGATGCGGTTGGTCTCTTCGATGGCTTTGGCATGATCCTGAGTGGCTTTGGTTTCCGCATCCAGCACGATGATGCCGTCGGCAGCAGCTTGTGCGCTTTCAATCTGTGCGTCTGTCGCGCCTTTCTTGGCCAACTCATACACTTTTATCTGGGCGGCAGAAACGCCCGCAACCTCCATCTGTTTTTTGAAGAGCTCCGTTTCCAAACCAGTGATGGCAGTTTGATTGCGGTCGTCTTTAGTGCCGGATTTTGGTTTATCCATGTCTTTGAGGCGCTTCTTCAGCTCGCCGAGCTTACTCAGGCTGTCGATTTCATTGGTCGATCCGGCGACCTGCTTATCGTGGTAAACCTGCAGCAGGTTGATATTGAATTCCAGCTCGCGGCGCTTGGCTGTTTCAGATTCGAGTGCCAGCTTTGAGGCTATACCGCCAGCGTCTCCGCGAGCAGTCTCTGCATCACGAAGTTTTCCGTACGCCGCCTCAGCCAGCACAAGTTGTTCGTTCAGCTTTTTGGCTTCGTCTGCTTTACCTATGGAACCAAACCCGCCCTGAACCGCCTCAAATTCAGCCTTCTTAACGGCCGAGCGCAAGTCCAGAACACGCTTCAGCATGGCCGTGTCACCCATCACCGCCAGATCGTCCTTGAACTGCATCAGCTCCATGCGTGCTTTGTTGACGCTGGTTGCATAGTCGTACAGGGCATATGCGCTACCTGCAACAGCGGCGGCAGTGACAGTGAAAGGATTGATCAATCCAAGGATGTAATTACCCATCGCCTTGGCTGCCTTACCTACGCCACCGTACATCCCCGAAAGTTGAGCCCCTTGCTGGGCAAGCACCATCATCGGGTTCTGACCCGCAGCCATCGACACCCAGATATCCTGGAACTGCATCGGCAGTTGTTGGTTGGCCATGCGCAGCTGGCCGGCAGAGCGGGCCGCATTCGTGGAGGCGGTGGCATAACCATTCGTCGCCGCGCTGGCCAGCGAGATCTGCTTCTGCAGATTGGCATACACCAGATCCGTGCGCGCGTCGTCGCGGCCGGAGATCTTGCCGCCCGCAGCGGCGGAATTCAGTTGCTTGAAATCGTTCTGGAGTTGGCGCAGTTTCGCGCCCAGCGGATCGTAGCGGTCGAGCAGCTTGCGCACACCTGCCTCGGTGTTCTGCACCTCGGCACTGTGCGTTTTGTAAGTCTGGCTCAGCATGCGGTTCTGCGCGGCCAGCTTGCTGGACGAGTTTGTCAGACCGTCCAGTTTTGCGCGCGTCTCTTCCAGTCCTGCCCCGGCGCTCTTGCCGTCGTAGGTGAGGCGCATTCCGAATGTCAGTTCGCTCACTCAGTCTCCCCGAACAAAGTATCCAGTACTTCCGTTTCCATGACCAACAGATCGTTAAACACCTCCGGCCACTGCCGCCGTTTAACGCCCATCAGCTCCAACGTATCCTTGATTTTTTCCGGGGGCATCCGCAGCTGCTGCATGCCGTCTGCCGATCTGCCCAGCTGCCAGTGACCGTCCAGCGCCACGAATGCGCTCACCGTGGTGGTGTTCTCCGGCCACACGCAGAATGACTGATCGCCACCCGGTTTGATCTGGTCGGCCAACCCGAGCAACTCAAGGTCTTCCGCCAGTTCATCGCGGCCGCCCTGGCGCTGATCTGCCCAGTGGCGGGCGGCCGCCTTCAGTTTCCCAGGCGCGCCCCGTTGCGGATCTCGTGGATCGCCGCCCACAAGCCGATCGACAGATAGCCGCCGTTCACGCCGGTGATCTGGTCGAGCAATACCTGCGCGCTGAATTCAACCGGCCCGCCGGCGGCATTGCGCACGTCTTCCCAGCCCACCAGCAACTGCAAGAACAGGTCGGCGTTGTCCGCCAAAATCTCCGAGCGGCGCTTGCCGGCCAGCAGCTCTGCAGCCGCCTCATCTGCCGGACCGATCTCGGCCAGTGTCGATTGCAGGATGGATTCGTACTCGCTCTCGCTCTTGCGCTTGAAAATGCCGGTGAACTGGAACGGGGCAAACTCGCCGCCGTCCACCGGGATGTTCACGATCACCGGCCACTTCACCGTATCGGTCGCATCGACCACGAACAGCGGATGGTTTTTCTTATTGCTCATGGTTCACCTCAAAGGAAAGTCAGCTTGATCTCGTCGTTGCCGGTGACCGGTGTCGGCTCCAGCGTCAGGTCGTAACCGACCTCGCCGTTCATATCGGCCTCGTTCACGCCGGTGATGATGGCCTTCATGTCCACCTGCACCTTGCTGCCCGCCGTCGCACCATGCACCACCTGCACCGCGATATTGGTGGCCGCAGTGTCGCCGGCACCGGCCAGCGTGTACGGATTGAAGGTCGCCAGCAGCGGTGCCAGCATGGTGATGTTGGCTTTTGGCTGGCGGTCGCCGATCTTGATCTGCTCGTAGCCGCCGCCATAGATCTCGTGCGACACCTGGTTGCCCAGGTCGAAGCCGAACTTGGAGTAAAAGCTATTCGCGCCATTGACCGTACACACCAGCGTGTTGGCGGCGTTGACCGGCTTCTCGTAAGGCCAGCCGGTGCGGTCCACCACGGGCGGCGCGCCATCGGTCGGCACGGCATACAGCGCGGTGCACTCCATGCCCAACAGGGGGATGCCTTTGGCATCCAGCGTCGCCTTGCCGTTGGCGCGGACGCCGAAGCCCTTGTGCCAGACGCCGTCGATATTGATATAGAACGCGATCGACTCGAACGCCGAGTCGATCAGCGTGTATTCCACCTTGGTGGCGGCCGTGATGGTTTGGGCGAAACCGACCGCGCGCAGCAGCGGGCCGATCTTCGGTGCAACGCCCAGCGAGCCGGATGCCGCCAGCGCCACATCGAACGACAGCTTCTTGCGCTTCGCGGTGATCAGCTTGCCGCTGTTGCCCATCCAGGGCAGCGCGATGTTGCGGTCCTGACTTTCCACCTCGAACGGCGTCAGCACTACGTTGCGCGCCTCGAACCAGTCGGTGCCGACCAGCACCGGGTCGGTGGCGTAGGTATCCTCCAGCCCGATCAGTACGACCTTTTTCTTCCACTTGCGGATATCAGTTGGACTTGGCATTTGCAGCTCCCTTCACTTGTTTGGTTGTCTTGGCCGGTGTGGTCGGCTCTGCCTGTTGCACTTCCGGCACGACGTGGCCGGTGCGTTGCTGCAGCACGCGCTTGCCGTCTGCACCGATCACGTAAGACCCGCCACGGCCCGCATGTTCGTCCTGGTAGTCGCTCATCAGTAGTTCCTTTCCATGTATCCGGTCCTGAAGACCAATTGCCACCACAGCACCGATGCATCCAGCGCCAGCAGCGACCCGCCGACGTACTCGCACGGCTCGTAGCCATCGCCGGGCACAAAGCCCAGCAGTTGGTCGATCACCAGGCGGCGCAGCCGCTCGAACTCGACCTGAGCCGCCACGCCGGAGGCGTCGCGCAGATTGCTCACCGCCAGCACCACGCCGAAGCGCTCGATCACCGGCTGGATGATCGCGCCGCCGCCCAGGCTGTTCTGCCCGGCCGCATCGTTCATCGGCAACACATATACAGCGGGCGGCTGTTTCAGGTCTTCGCGCGCCGCCGCGAAATTCGCCGCCGTGGCCACCTTGCGGAATTCCTGCGCGCCGCCCGGGGTGACGATCAGCTTGAGCGCGGCGACAACGGGAGAGAGCAGCATCAGTAGCCGCCCAGCGAGTCGTCGTTAAACACGCGCGTCGGTGCCGAGAATTTCACGCTGCCCGTCGCAGCCACCGGCTCGCTGGCGGGGTCAAGCCCCAGCGACACTGCGCCGCTGGACAACATCTTGAAGAACTTCACCGCATCGTCGTAGCGCGCCTTCACCTGCTCGGTCGCCTTGGTGTCGTACAGCTGGTAACGCGCCACATCGGCGGCAAACTTGGTCAGGATAGGCGGCGTGCCGGCCAGCGGCAGTGTGTATCGCGCCACCAGGTAGGCATTGATCTCCGCATCGGCATCAGCCAATGCCTTCGCCATCACCGTCGCATCGATCACTCCCAACTGGTCGCGATCCGTCAGCTCGATCAGCTCCTGCTCACCGAAGCGGTCGATCATGTCCTGTTGGGTGGCGTAGGTCATCGTCGATTACTTGGCAGCGTTGATCTGTTCCCAGGCGGCGTTGCGGTCTGCCGCCACGACGGGCCAGCCGGTGATCGCGGCAATGGCCTCGGTCTTCGGCGCTTGGTTCTTCATCCACAGCGATGCGTCGGCGGCGTCCAGCTTGCCGATCGCGTCCACGATGGCGGCGATGCGCCCGGCTTCGTCGGCGGGCGCGGTCGGCGTGTTGTCTGCCGCTGCAGCGCCGATGGCGTTGACGGTCAGCAGGTCTTTGGCGTCCCTGTCATCCAGGTCGATCTGCGCACCGACGGCGTATTCCTTGCCGTCGTGCCGGATCGGGCTTTCTACTTGATATGTCTTGGTGGCCATGTTCTATCCTCTCTCTTGTCCAACCGCCCCATTCTCTGGATGGGGCGGGGGCGATATGGGCGCAGCGCCCCGGCTCTTCAGGTATTAGCTGACGACGGTCTGGATCAGGTAACCGGCGGCGGCTGCGGCGATCACCGGCACACGCTCGTCGGTCACCGGATAGATCCAGCTCTTCGCGTTGCGATCCTGGTACGCCATTTCCACCATCGGGTTGCCGCGCAGGCGGTAGGTGTAGCCGAAGCTGGGCACGC